CGACGAGCTAGCACGACTGACTACAATTGACGTAGTCGGCACATACCAGTAAAGGAGTCTCGACATGCCAAATGTACTAGGACCGGGAACGACCGCAGCTTATGCGACGCTGAGCAGCAGCACCGCAGGCACTACAGCAGCTCTGAGCGGGCTGATCAGCATCGCAGCCAACGCGCGATCTACCACGTTTGCTGATGTGACCGCATTGAGCGACACGAAAATGCAGCGCGTGCCAGTGCGCAACGACCCAGGCACTGTGCAATTCACGCTGTACCTCGACGATACCGCGACTGCCACTAACCTGCTGAGTCTGCTCGATACTCGTCGGCTCGCCAAGGTTCACACTCGCGTGACCGTCGATCTCGGTGGCGCAAACATTGATACAATTGCAGTGTACGATGGATACATCAGCGAGATCGGGTATCCTGATATTGGCGCTACAGACGAGGCGCTGAGGTACACGGTAACACTGCAACTGAGCGACAAGAGTAACACATGATGGCACTAGACAGAGCAGCAATTATCGCAGGCGCAAAGCCACGCATCATTACCATCTCCGTGCCCGAGTGGGGCGGAGATGTATGCCTGCGAGAGATCACGGCAGGCCAGCGCGACCAATGGGACGCGTGGCAAATTGAAAATGAGGGCGCGGCACGATACGCAAACATTCGCGCCCGTCTGCTGGTGCTCACCATCTGCGACGAGCAGGGCGCACGCCTATTTGCCGACAAAGATATCGACATCGTCAGCAGCATGCCTGCTCAGACGATCGATAGGCTCTGGGACGCATCCTGCAAATTGGTAGGCCTGCGCCCTGAGGACGTGGAAAAAAACTAGCCAAGCGCCCGCTCAGGCGGGTGCTATTTCGGCTCGCTGGCCATCTGGGCATGACGGTCGGCGAGATCGAGGAGCGGATGAGTAGCACAGAGCTGGCTGAGTGGGTCGCACTCATACGGCTCGATCCTTGGGGCTACTACCGCAGCGACCTACAGCATGCGCTAGCGGCATGGGCACCGATGGCGGCGTGGTCCAAGGGCGCTAAGGTTACGGACTTTCTGCCTCGCGATCTCTGCGCGGAGATGGAGTCAGAACGAACGACACTCACGGCACTGGTCGAGACCGGGGCCAAGGTCATGACTAGGGAGCAGGCATATGGCTAGTATCGCCAAACTCTCAGTACAGATGGCGTGGCAGGGCTCTGATGTCACCAAAGGGGCCGCGGATGCCAGCAAAAGCCTGAAAAACGTAGGCGATGTCGCCGACAAGTCCAAGAAAAGCCTTGAGTCAATTGGCAAAATAAAGCCCATCAACATATCAGAAATGCTAGGCCTTAAGTCGTTAAACGACGTGAAGGGTCTGCTGGACATGGCCAAGGGCGTGTTTACGTTTTTCATCGGCATGCCCTTACAAGCTGGCGTGTCAATTCTAAAAATGGGTGGCGCTCTCGAGACCATGACCATCCGCGCGCAGCACATGGCGCAATCAGTCGAGGATGGAAACAAGGTCATCAAGGATCTGCGAGACATCAGCAGCAACACCGGCGTGCCGCTCGAGGATCTGGCCAAGGCCTTTGAGCAATTTACGGCCGCTGGCATGAGCACGGCAGGCGCAGCCACCATCCTCGCCCAAACAGGCAACGCCATCGAGATCCTTGGTGGTGGAGCGACTGGCGCTAACGCTGTAGCTGCCGCAATCACTGAGATCCGTGGCGCGGCAATCGCCACAGATGGCCCACTGCGCACATTGCAGAAGGGCGGATTGCGAGTATTCGAGGCACTGGCCAAAGAGCTCGAGTCGGTCACGGGCAATGCCTACAGCGTCGAGGATGCGCTAGCAGCGGTCAAGGATGGCGCGGTCAGCAGCGCCACGGCAGTGCGTGCGGTATTCGCAGCATCAAATACTAAAGAGGCAGCAGATACCGCAAGCAAAATGGCCAACTCGTTCGAGGGCATGCTGCGCCAAGTTACCGCTGGTTTCAACGATTTGCTGACAGAAATCGGCAAGCAGATGCTTGCCATCATCCAGCCAGAGAAGGCATTCGCCGCGCTCAAGGGTGCGTTTCAGGGCGTCAAAGAAGTTGTTCAGGAGATCGCCGCAGCATTCATGCCCGTGATCGATCCCAAAGACAAAGCATCAGGGCTAGCCTCTATATTCGACTCAAGCAAGCAAATTGCCAAAGACGTAGTCAACAAATTGATCGAAGGCGTGACGCAGCTCAAGACCATGTTCGATGATGTTGTCGCTGGTATACGACAACTTATGGAAGATTACAAAGGCCTGCCAACGCCAAAGAATATTAGCGATGCTGTAAAGTTTGAATTTACCAGTGCCCTGCCGGGCGAAGATCCAAACTCTGAAGCTGCCAAAAAACGGCATGATGCCCGTTTGCGTGAAGAGAAAGCAATTGACGATGACTTTTTGAACATGCTCACGTTCGGCCTGACTGGCCCAGGAGTACACGCCAAGTCAGAATTGGTCAGCCCTGCCATTAAGCCAAGCGAATTAATGCCAGCTATTGAAGCTCAAGCCAAGGCTGAAAAACTTAGGGCTGAGATGGCCGCAAAGGCTGAGGCAACTGCTAAGGCCGCAGCAGAAAGCAAATTGGCACAAGAAAGAATGCTTGAGGCTGAGGCTGCGAAAAATCTTGAAGAAGAGACCAAAGCCTGCACTGCTGCGCTCGAGGAACAGGCTCGAGAGACGGCATTGCTCACGCTTGATTTTGACAATGCGACCAAAGACAACGCCAACATGACTCGAGATATTCTCAAAAACAATATGACCATCACCGAGAAATTCGCCGAGATGACCAGCAATCTCGAGTCGATGATGGCGCAGGCAGCCAAGGGCAGCAAAGAGTCTGCGGACAAATTGCGAGCAGCACAAACTAGAGTCGTCGGCAAGCAACTCCAAGACATGGTCAAGCAGTTTGCGACTCCCCAGGCAGGCACTGCGCAGGCGTTTGTCGCTGGCTCTGCCGGTGCTGCCGAGGCGCAGATCAGGGCAAGAGTCGAGGGCATGAATGCTCAGGCGGACCCACAGAAACAACTGGTCGCTGCTGCTGCTGAGGCTGCGAGGCAGGATGCGATTCAGACCAAATTGCAAGAGCGTCTAGTCGCTGCCGCAGAGAAAGCAAACATCATCAAGCCCGGCACTCTGGTAATTCCAAAATAAAGGAGGCGACATGGCGTATACACTGTTTACCGAGGTCGCCGAGGGGCGCACGGCGAGCGTCGATCAAAAATTCAATCGCACCTATACTCGTGTATTCTTGGTGCGCACCAGCGACGCATCGTACGGGCCAGCGTATGCAGCATCTCATCCATCGCTGCCGGTCATATTCTCGGCGCACAATGAGGATGCCAACGCGTACTGCCTGAGCATTAGCCCGTCTCAGGATCAGGGCGACCCTACGTTATGGCGTGTCAGCGTCAACTACGGCTACAACGTCGATGCACCATCGGCAGCATCTGCGCCATCTGGCGACCCTGCGGTCGAGACTCAGCAGACTGGTCAAGCGCCCGCGGATCGTGTGGAGAGCCCGCTATCGAGGCCGAGAGACTACAGCGTCTCGACGATCTCATACCCGCTCGCAGTTACGTATGATCGCAACAATAACCTCATCAAAAATAGTGCCGACGATCCATATTTGCCACCTGCTGAGATTGTCAAGGGGGGCGCATCGATCACGGTGGGGCTCAACTCTACAAGCTCACCATCTGCGGCATGGATCGGCGCAATCGGCTATATCAACTCCAGCTCGTACACTGTTGGGCCATATGTGATCGGCACGGCACTCGCCAAGCTCAATAGTGTTAGTGCAAACTTGGTCTATGAAAACAACGTCAGCTATTGGCGCTGGACGCTAGTCTTTGAATATCGCCCTGCTGGTTGGGCGTACGTTGTCGCCGATATGGGCATGTTTAAAAAATCAGGAGGCACTCGTACTCCTATCGATATTAACGGTGTCCCCGTATCTGTGCCCGTCAATCTTGACGGATCTGGTGGCGTGCTAGCTGGTGGCGGAACGCCAGTGTTTAACACATTTCATATCTATCCGCGCGTTGCATTTCCAACACTCTAGGAGGCCCGTAGACGATGGCTGGCTATCTCCTAGACGACCAATCAATCGCGCGCCTCGCCACGCTCCTGCGTGAGTATGAGGCAGGCAATCTGGCCAACCGTGACCGCAACGTCATGCCACGATCTGGGCCGAGCTACCCGATCGTGCATGTGGTGCGTGTCACATCGACGACGGCAACATCGGGGTACTATCCCGGTAAGCTGATGACCTACGTTGCCGATACTGACACGTGGACCGACGATGTCGATATCAAAATCAAGGATGTAAATGGTGGTGTGCCCATCGTCCAGCGGTATCTCGGCAGGTACGCTGGCATCAACAGCTATGGCAACCCGGTGTACATGCTTGATCTGTCGGGCACCACCGGAACAACGACTACCTGCTCTGTGCTGACCTATGACTACGTGTCATCCATCTCTTGCGTCGATGGCACAATAACGCCCGTATACACGACAATATGTGTACCATGTGCCTACTACTGCACAACGACAACCACCACCACGACTAGCACGACCTCGAGCACAACGACCACGACCAGCACCGCGGCACCCACGACGACAAGCACGACCTCGACGGGTGGTGGATAATGGCGTGTAATGATTTGCCATGTATATATCAATGGAATGGCTCTACATGGGTATTTCTTTCAGAAGAGTGCGGGGTCGGCTGCGAATGTTCTGGACCACCTGCATATAATGGGACAGAAATAGGGCAAATTGGTAACACATTTTGCCAAGATGAGGGT